ATATCAAAAACTTGTTGACGAACTCAACAACCCACGAGACCCGTGGGTTTTTGATATTGAAAAAGCGACAAGGCCGATTGAGTTCATCGAAACATTTTGCCGACATAGCAAAGGCAAGTGGATAGGCCAGCCTATGAGGTTGGAACTTTTTCAGAAGGCTAAAATTCAAGCCGTTTATGGTTTTGTTCATAAAGAGACTGGTTTAAGGCGCTGCCGGGAAGTAGTTACCCTAGTTGGCCGCAAGAACGGGAAATCAACCGAAAAAGCGGCCACTGGCAATTATATGTTTATCGGGGACGGCGAAGGTGGTGCGGAGGTTTATTCCGTCGCCACAAAAAAAGACCAGGCAAGGATTGTCTGGACCGAGGCGCATAATATGGTTGTCCAATCGCCGGCGCTGTCAAAGCATGTGAGGAAAAGAAAAACGGACCTGTATTTCCCGGTTACTTTTTCAAAATTTGAGCCGCTGGCGAGCGACAGCAATAGCTTAGATGGCTTAAATACGCATTACTGTATCATGGACGAGCTACATGCCATTAAAGACCGTAACCTTTACGATGTTATGAAACAATCCATGACGGCCAGGGAGCAACCGCTGCTCGATATGATCACGACAGCTGGTTTTGTGCGAGAGTGCATTTACGACAGCATCTACGACTACGCCTGCAATGTGCTGGACGGAATCGTCGAGGATGAACGGTTCCTGGCGTTCATTTATGAGCTGGACGATCGGTCCGAATGGACTGACTACCGCATGTGGGAAAAAGCAAATCCAGGGCTGGGGACAATAAAGGATTACAACGAACTTGCGGCCAACGTTGAGCGAGCAAAGAACGATCCGGATTTTCTGCCAACCGTGTTAACAAAGGACTTTAACCTTCGGGACACTGTGGCCGGTACATGGCTGACTTTTGAGCAGATCAACAATCCGGAAACATTCAATATGGATGATATCCGTGACACCTACGCCGTTGGCGGGGCTGACCTTTCGAGCACCACTGACTTAAGTTGTGCAACACTTCTAATCATGAAGCCTGGGAGTGATAAAAAGTATTGTATACAACAGTATTTCTTGCCGGCTGAAACATTGGAGCAAAGGGTAAAAGAGGATAAAATTCCGTATAATAGATGGGCTGAACGTGGTTTACTAACCTTATGCGAAGGTAATAAGGTTAATTATTCTGATGTTACAGCTTGGTTTAAAAAAATGTATGAGAAATATGGCATCATACCGCTCTGGATAGGTTACGACCCTTGGAATAGTCAGTATTGGGTGCAAGAAATGAAGGACTTAAACTTGAACATGATTGAAGTGCGCCAGGGGTATAAAACATTAAGTCAGCCCATGAAGGAGTTGGCGGCTGATTTGATGGCGAAAAAAATCAATTACAACAATAATCCTATCCTTAAATGGTGCTTGACTAATACAAATGTAAAACGTGATGAAAATGACAACATAAAACCAGTAAAAGGTCAAAGCCAGAGACAGCGCATCGATGGTGCTGTCTCTTTATTGATTGCTTACACAGTGCTGTTTAACAACTTGCAAGACTATCTCAACATCATATAAGGCAGGTGAGACAATGGGGCTTTTTGAGAAGATATTCAAGCGGCCATCAATGCAGGATATCCGGGGATATTTCAAGATGCTGTCGGGTTATACTCCGATATTTACGACTTACGAAGGCGGCGTATACGAGATGGAGCTCACCCGGTCGGCCATCCACGCTATTGCAACCCAGTGCAGCAAGCTAAAGCCGGAGATTCGGGGAAACGCCTATAAGGAACTTAGCAGAAGACTACAGTTCAAGCCTAACAGCTTCATGGACACGACAAAATTCTTGTACCGCCTTGCAACAATATTGCATGTGCAGAACACAGCTTTCATCGTACCAATTACCGATGAAACAGGAGAATACATCACAGGTTACTACCCCATCCTGCCAAGTATGTGTGAGGTGGTAGAGTATCAAGGCGAACCCTGGTTGAGATATACTTTTTCAACCGGACAAAAAGCGGCAATAGAGTTTAGCCGAGTAGGTATAATGACACAATTCCAGTACAAAAACGACTTTTTTGGTGAAAACAACAAAGCTTTATACCCGACAATGCAATTGATTCATACACAGAACCAGGGGATTATAGAAGGAGTTAAACAATCCGCTAATATCCGCTTCATGGCCAGACTAGCCAATATTTTTAAGCCAGCAGATATAGCGGCAGAACGCAAGAGGTTCACAGAAGAAAACCTGTCGGCAGAAAATAATTCCGGTGTCTTGATGTTCGACAACAAATATGCAGACGTGAAACAGATACACAGCCGGCCGTTCATTGTAGATTCGGCCCAGATGGAGTTTATAAAGGCAAACGTGTTCAACTATTTTGGCGTGAATGAAAAAATCTTGCAAAACAACTTTAACGAAGATGAATGGAATGCTTTCTACGAGGGCAAGATTGAACCTTTTGCGATTCAACTCAGCCTGGTTATGTCGAATATGACATTTACCGAGAGGGAAATTGCTTTTGGGAACCAGATTATATTTACTGCAAACCGACTGCAATATGCCAGCAATCAGAGCAAATTAAACATAGTAACACAACTATTTGACCGCGGTTTTATTACTCATAATGAAGGCCGCGAGATATTCAATATGGCACCAATTGATGACGGTGACAAGTATTTCATTCGTAAGGAATACGCAGAGGTTGGTAACCTAGCAGAGGCACAAGGCATTACAGGAGGTGAAGATGATGCCGCTAAAACTAAAGGAAAGGGAATACAGGGCGGTAGTTCAGCCGCTCCGGCTACCGGAAGCGGAGAAGAGAATTGACAGCGACTATTACGTTGAAGGGCACGCAACCACCTTCAATAAGCCCTACCTGCTATACGAGTACGATGGGGTTAAATATTACGAGGAAATTGACCGACATGCGTTGGATGATGCAGACCTGTCCGATGTGATAATGCAGTACGACCACCAGGGGAAGGTGCTGGCAAGGCTATCAAATGGAACGCTAGGCTTAGAGCCTAATGACGAAGGGCTCTTTATTTATGCCGATCTTTCAAAATCACAAGCAGCAAAAGAACTCTATGAAGAAATCAAAAACGGGCTCATAACAAAGATGTCCTGGGCATTCACGGTTGCGGAGGACAAGTATAACCGCGAGACACGAACCAGAACCATCACAAAGATTAAGAAGGTGTATGACGTATCCGCTGTTTCCATACCGGCAAACGGCGATACAGATATATCCGCTCGTTCTTACGTTGACGGAGTGATCGAACGTGAGAGACGGGAGGCGTTAGAGCGGAGAAAAAGGATACTTAAACTATTAATTAATATGGAGGTATGAAAAGATGGATAGACTGAAGGAAATTGAAAAAAGACTGGCTGAAATAAAGGTTGAGCTTGAGAAGGAAGGGGCCGACATCGACGCTCTGGAGCAAGAGGTCAAGACGCTGACAGAAGAGAGAAAGCAACTCCTTGAGAAGATTGAGAAACGCAACAAAATCATAAAGGACATTGCCGACGGAGCAGGGACACCTGTTCCTAATTATTTACCGACGGAAGAGAGAAAAGACGAACCGAAGGGCCCAGATTCCCCGGTGTATAGGACCGCATTCCTGAAAAGACTGCTTGGACAACCTTTAACTGAAGCAGAAAAAAGAGAGTTTACGCTTGTTCCTCCGACTGCTGCGGCGGCTGTACCTACCCAGACCTACAACAAGATATTTGACCAGATGACGAAGATTGCACCGATGTTGAGCAACATCACCCTGCTCCGTGTGCCTGGCAACCTTCGCCTTGCCGTTCAGGGCGTAAGGAATCCTGCACAGGCACATCAGGAACTTGACCCTGTGAACCCTGCCGCTGATACTCTTGTATCTGTCAACCTGACCGGGTATGAGTTCATCAAGGTGTTGAGAATATCGGCAACTATCCGGGCAATGGCCATTGATGCCTTTGAAGATTGGCTGGCAAGGACGCTTGGTGAGGATCTCGCTGTTGCTATCAACAATGAAATCATCAACGGCCCGACCGTCAGCGGCAACATTTCTCAGGCCCAGGCATGGGTGCCGTTTGGACAGGCTGGTGGAAACTATGTTCAGTATGTAGACCAGATTAGCTATGACGATATTTGCAACTGCATAGGGCTGCTGCCCAGTGCGTTTGACGCAAACGCAAAATGGCTCATGAACAAGGCTACCTTCTACCAGCAAATCATGAGGATTACCGATGCTAATGGCAACCTGATTGCAATTCAGAGCTTGGCGGACGGTGGCGCATGGAGGATTATGGGATACCCTGTGCTCATTGACGACAACGTTGCACCGGGCGTTGTATTCTTCGGCGACTACACCAAAGTTGTCGGCAACCTGTCCCAGGACATCAGGGTAGAGAGCAGCGCAGAATCCGGCTTCCTGAACAACGCTATTGACTTCCGCGGTACGGCTATCTTTGACTGCAATATTGCTCAACCCACCGCAATAACCAAGATTGACGTATAATGAGAGGGCCTTGTGCCCTCTCTCCCTTTTGGGAGGTGAGAACATGAAATGCAAAGTGTTAAAAAGGGTTTGGTGCCCTTTGAGGAAGGGTTACATCGTGCCAGGTGAGATCATTGAGGTGCCGGAGCGATATATCAAGGGCTACCTGCCCTATGTGCAGCTGATTGAAACTGCCAAAAAAGAACCGGAAGAGAAAAGGGCCAAAAAGAAAAGCGGTGATAATGATGCTGCAAAAAATTAAAGATGCGCTAAGGGTAAGCGGTGAGGCCCTTGATGAAGAAATTCAAGACCTTATTCATGCCGCCAAAGCAGACCTCAGACTTTCCGGTATCACTAAAAACGAAGATGACCCGCTAATATTGCGAGCAATAACCATATACTGCAAAGCCCATTTCGGCTACGAAGAACCGGCACAGGCAGAGCTATTCATGAAAAGCTATAATGCTTTAAAATCTCACCTTGCTTTGTCGCAGGAATACACGGAGGTGTCAGGGCCGTGAGAGCCGACATGCGAAGCAAGATAACGGTACTGCAGTTGCAGGCCGGCTACGACCCCGAAGGTGAGCCGATTAATGATTGGCAACCAGTCGAGGGATTGACTAATCTCTGGGCCAGCAAGGAGCCGCTTCTTGGAAACGAATTTTTCGCCGCCGAACAGACACAGAGCAAGGTTGAGGTTAAGTTCCGGACGTACTATGTGCCGGGAGTAACCAACGAGATGCGGGTACAGGACAGCGAAGGAACTTACGAGATTCTGTCAGCTATCAATGTCAAGAATCTCAACCGGGAGTTACTCATGTACTGCAAGAAGGTGAAGTGATGGCAAAGCGGGTCAAGTTTGAAATCGAGGGCATGAAAGAACTGGAGCGTACCATACGCAAGCTGGGCAAGCTCCCGCAGAAGTGTGTCACACCGGCCGCGAAGAAGGGCGCAAGGATCGCGCTCAAGGCGGCCCGGGCTAATGCGCCCTGGGAGACCGGAGAGCTCTCTAACGGCATTGTCCTGAAAGGTGAGCGGGCGCGCAAGAAAGGCAAGAAAGTGTACCAAGTGACGCTGGACCCGGCCAAAAACGATATATTTGTTAAAACAACTAAGGACGGCAAGCGGTATTACTACCCGGCCAGCATGGAATATGGCTTTATCACGCGCGACGGTGGCTACAGCCCTGGGTTCCATTATTTGCGTGATGCCCTAATGGACAATAAAACGGCGATTGAGCGGACAGTTGTTGACGAGCTGGCAAAACAGATTGACAAGCTGAAGTGAGAGGTGATTCTATGACCTTTGAAGCGGCGCTGAGGGCCGAGCTGGTAACAATACCTCAGTTGCAAGATAAGGTGTTTCCGATGCGGGCCCCGGAGGGTACGGAAGCACCTTATTTGATTTACACGACCACTTTAGGGGACTACGACAAGTCATTTGAGGGATGGCACAACAGCAAGGCCGTGACGGTTGAGCTCAATGTGATTCATGACCGAGCATCAGCGGTAAGAGCACTAGGTCGCGAGGTGCAGGAACTGGTAATGGGGTTGGAGGGCAAGCGGCTGGCTGGCACCGGTCCGCGTATTAACGAGATTGTTTTTGAGGGCGAAGGTGTTGAGCTTTACGAGGCTCAGGTGGATTTATACCGCAAGGTGATCAGTTTCAAAGCATATTTCGAGGAGGAATAAAACATGGCAAAAAGAGCATTGGGAACAAAGCTATTAATTGGCGATACAACACCTGTAGAAGTGGCAGGCTTGACCAGTATCGGTGGGCTTGAACTTTCGGCAGATACCATTGACGTTACAACTCTTGCTTCTGATGGTGGTTATCGGGAGTTTATTGGCGGCTTCAAGGACGGCGGAGAAGTATCTTTAGAAGGGTATTTCGAGCCGGAAACTGGAAAGGGGCAGAAAGAGCTGTATGACTTGTTTGAAAGCGGCGAAACAGAAAAATTTCAAATACAATTCCCGAACAATATAGCAAGCTGGGAATTTGATGGCGTTGTGACTGGGTTTTCCACCAGTGCAGACCTTGAGGACCCATTGGCATTTTCCGCAACAATCAAAGTAAGCGGCAAACCAACGCTGACAGTATCCACAGTATAGGCAGGAGCAATCCTGCCTTTCTTTATCCGGGAGGGATCAATATGGCCAACTTAGAGGTTAAAGTTAGGATAACCGATTTAGACCTTTTCACAGAATTAGTAGGCTATTAGCTAGCAAATGAGATGCAAGAAAAAATAGGAGAGATAATAAAGGAGAGTGGGGAAAGGTGAGTTATTATCCCATTAAGCTAGACAAAGTTCGCAATTTCCGTTATGGCATGAAAGCCTTGTATTTGATAGAGAAAAAACTGAAAAAGCCCATATCCAAAATAGATATGGAAAACCTCACAATGGAGGAAACAGCAATAATAATATGGGCAGGATTGCAGCATGAAGATAAAGATTTGACGCCAGAAAAAGTTATGGATTTAGTTGATGAATATTCCGATATTAAAACCGTTATAGAAGCCATGGGTGAAGCATTCCGAAATGCATTTGGCGAGACTGAAAACGAAGAAAAAAACGGGCAGAAGGCAGCGGGGGAGAAGAGTTCAGCATAGAAAAAGCTCTTGAACTCGCTGCCTTTCTGAATATTCCAGTCAGCGAATTTTGGGAAATGACACCTTCTGAATTAAATATTTATGCTCGAATTCATAAAGACAAGAGTCTTGAAGAGACAAAAGAAAAAGTGACATTGGCGTATCTAACAGCATTATGGACAATTCAGTGGCTAGGTAAGAAACATCAACAGCCACG